AGGATTTGCTCGCAGCATATCATCCAATTATTCTCATATGACATACCAACCTTATCGTAGACTATATGCTTCTTTCCGCTCAAGAACTGATTCATTTCTGGTTGCTGCTGAACTGGAACTATTGGTATCAGAGTTTCATCTAAGTTGTCTGAGTAGTAATCATTTTCATCAAATATGCTTATAGACTTAAGCCTATTCCATAAAAATTTTCTTATTTCAAACATTGCATCTAGTTTATAATTAGCCATTTGCTAACCTCGCAAATGCTGCTGATGTTGCAGCTTCTGCTTCATTTGCCAGCTGATTTGGCGAGAAGCTATATTTAACTGTTTTAACTTGTGCTGGAACACCTAATGCTCTAGACAATGATGAGTTAAATAGTCTTTGGAATCCCGATTTTTTTATAGATAGATTAACTAGGTTGCCAGTAAAGAAGTATCTATATTGTGCAAAGAATGCATTTTTAGTTGCCGCTCCGCCTGGCTTTCTAACAGTAACTGATTGCCCCTTTGGCATGAATATAGTATATCCATCTATATCAAACACAAGCCTTTCTGAAAATCTTGGGGCAATAACTACAGTCTTTCCCTGCTCCATTATTTCAGCTTTTTTTATAAAGACATGCTTATTATTAGAATTTTCAGATGGCACAAAAGATTTAGAGTCAGTTAATTCATAATTAACTTTTAATGAAAGCCCGTCGGCTGGGAGCTTCTTTAACTTAAATAGTCTTGCTTGATCATCGCCTATTCTTCCCCACTCATAAACATGATGAAAAGATTTAGGTGCCGTTCTTGCCTTAGCATCTATATAGTCTCCGAAATCAACTTGAAGTTGATCGAAGATTACATTTCTAAATGCCGATTGAAATTGAGCATTTTCTGCAAGTTTAGCCATGACGTTTGTTTTATAAAACAGTGCAGCAGATATCTGTGCAACTGTACTGTCTCTTATTGCACCACTTACTGGCTTATTAGCCATAAGGTTAACTAATCCGCTTGCTGCTTTAATTGCTAAAATTTCAGATGCCAATCTTCTGGTTCTCCGCTCTCTGCAACGATGCGTTATATCCGACAACATTTCCAAAAGGGTCTGATATAGGAGTTGTTCCTATTACATCAAACACTGTTGGTGTATCATTTGGATAATTTAGCTCGTACCATATAGGCTTACCGCTAGCATCTCTAATATTTTTTATCTTGTCTCTAGGGGTTAGCCGCTCTGCAGTTCTGGTTTCTACATATTGATTGTTTGAGTACCTATTTGAAAAATTTTGATTGTCGTTTGTTCTATTTCGGCTTTCTGTAATAATTCCTCTAGCGTAGCAGTCTAATGTTTTTATGTATAAGAACTCTCTAATAATTGCACCAGTATCTTTATCCTGTTGCTCTTGTTGTCTGTACACATCCATTTTCATGGTCATGAGGCCGTCCACTAAGTCAAACATTACACCAGAACCATTTGTGTTATTACGTAGTCTGCAAGTAGCTTGTCTGCGTATGAAGAGCCAGTTCCACTAAATGCTTCTGAAGAATACTCAAAGTCCCAATCTGTTGTGGAAACCTTTTTAATATATCTGTCTTTCCAGACACGATCTTTTGCAAAGTACATCTTCATTATTTCTACAGCTGCGTCACGAACCTCATTTGGAACATACTCCCAACCAAATCTGGCGTACACCTTATAATTCTTAGACCTTCTAAATATATCTGGAGAAGAATCATGAATTGATGGAGGAACCATTCCGTTAGCTATATAAACATCATTATCTAAAATAGACGCTATGTTTACCTTTAAACCAAAACCGCTTGTTGTGGTGTCAATAGTCAGCCCAAGGTTATTAACTTGATTTAAATTATCAACAAGAAGCTGATCATTTGCGTGAAGGGTATGCAGCCTATTTACTTTTTTAGTAAGAGGCATAGTGTCAGAATCATTTCCTACTGAAGAAAAATAATCATCGTGTAGGAAAAACTTCTGCCCAGTATAGCCATCAATTATATTTCTTGCATATCTTTCAGCAAGCTTAAGTTCTTGATATGTCTTATGATTTGGATCATTTGAGTCTGAACCAAATCCCATTTCTTGTGCAGCCTCTTGTATATCTACATAAGGAGTTACAATATCAAGCATGGTGATATTAGAATATGCAACACTTTCATATTGCCATTCCCATACTAGCTTAAACTTTCTTGTTCTTGCTGTGTACGATAATGGTAAATAAACTACGTAAGAGCCTGTATCGACTTCGCTTTGTTCCGCCGTAAGAGTTGTAAGTATTGATTCTGGATTAATTGGTGGAGATATGATTGGGTCACCAGTTATGTCATAAACTTTGACAGTTACTGGAGAGCTAAGTGTTACAGCTTCACCCTTCACGTAAATCTTTGTTGTTGCGGGTGTGCTTGTGTTTACATATATCTCTGCCATATGTTAGGCTTAGTTGTAGTACTCCTGTACTTCTCTAGGTGTAGCTAATCTAAACCCTTCCTCCTTATCAAAAATTTCTTGAGCCACATCTGGCTTCATTGCTACAAACGGGTGCTCTCTTGTAAATGTAAATCCAAGCGCATCATATCTAGCATTTGGTCGATCCATCTTTACTAGAATCATATCTTCATCAAGCTTTTGATTTGGATCCAGTCTAGGAAGAATTTCATCTGCATCTTCTTTTGCATTTTCTATATTCTTAAGGGTTCCTTGGTAAACTGACCAAGTTACTCCTTCTTCTGCGAGTGCCGCAATTACATCTGCTTTATTTTTTAGTCCATCGACATCAACTGCAAAGTTTGCTGCTAGTGCCTTTAGATCCTTGACCTTAAGTGTGTCAAATGACATATATACTCCTTTGGTATGTATATAAATTATAGCACTAGAAAATTAAAATGAAAAGCCCCCAAAATTAATTGGGGGCCTTTCCAGCAAGTTATTTCTTAAATTAAGAAGCAACCTTAACGTCTTTTACAACTACCCATGCGTCTGCCTGCTCAATTTGGGTTCCAACACGAGTATACATTGTATATTCGATTGAGTCCTTCTTTGGCCAGAAGAATCGGTAAACAGTTACGTCACGCTTGATACCAATAACTACGTTATTAGGGAATGTCAAGTGAACGTCTCCGTGATCTCCTGTTGGTGTTGCATATGAGCCAGTCTGTGTTTCCTTAAGTAGTGGAACCTCAACAATTGGAATACCAAATGCGAATGGTGCTACGTACCCTGCTGGACCACCAAGTCCGCCTTCATTTCCACGGATAATGCTTGAAGCAATATCTTGTGGGTTAGCAGAACCGTATTGACCCAACTGTGAAGTTGAGTACAAGTAGTCTTGAATTAGGTTTGAGCCTGCAAGGAAGCGTAGGTCTGGACGACGTTGCTTGTACTTACGTGGCATAGCCTTAAGAGCCTTGTTGAAGATTTCACGAGACACGTTTGCGCCTGCTCCAGCTACTACATGGCCGTTTGCCTTTGCAATCTTAACAACACCGTCAAATGACTTGTATAGTGCATCTGATGTTAGAGCTGTGTTACCGTTAAGGACTACGTCCTCAAGGTCGTTACCAGCCTGTGTTGCCATAAGTCTTGCAATGTGATCTTCTAGATCTGCACCTTCAATGTTGTCTTCTAGAGACTCAGTTGAAAGCTCCCAATCTAGGCGAAGCTTCTTTGTTGTGAGAGAAATCTTTGAAAACTGTACAGCTGCATTTGAGCCAGTGTCAGTTGCTTCGGCTGCAAGCTTCATAAGCTTCTCACCAACGCCAATACGATCAATCTCTGTAGTGTCAGCTCTCATTCGAACTGTACGTGCTACTTTACCGATTACTGTTGCATCGAACATGTAATCGAGGAATCTTGCGGATTGCTCAGGATTGAGCAAGCCTCCCTTACCCTCGGAACCTACGTGAATTCCGTCGGTAGGGTTTGCAGAACCTGTCATGCTACCTGTTAGAGTAGCAGCTTCTGCTGCTTTTGCTAATAGTTCATTACTCATTAGTTTTTCACCATACCCTTATTTTGTTAATTCGCTAACGGAACCGAGGAAAGTGCCGTTCCATTTTGATTTTTTCATTGTTACTCCAGCTGACCCGCCAAGGTCAGAGGACTTCTTGATTGCAGTGTCTGATTCTACTGCGTCTACTCTTTTTTCAACTGTGTCCATGATGGACTTGATTGAATCAACTGCTGTTGAGAGTTCTGTGTGCTTTTCTGCTAATTCTGAAATTCTCAAATCGACATTCTTGCTAAAAGCTTCGACTGTCTCCTTGATTGTTGAAACCTGAGCAGCGTTTGCCTCAGAGGCCTTTTCCAAAGTCTCTGAGAAGAAACCCTTAAGGTCGCCTAGCATTTTAACAAAATCAGGTGATTCCTGAACTGTTAGTTCTGCTGATTTTTCCAGAACTTCGGCAGAAGTTTCTTCAGCTACAACTTCAGCAGACTCTTGTTCTACTGGGGCAACTTCTTCAATAATTTCTGCAGGTGCTTCTACAGCTACTGCTTCTTCTACTACTGGAGTTGCTTCTGTTACATTAAGCTTTTCCACTTCATTTCCTCCTTCTGCAATTGCCATATTTATATTTGTGTTGTCAGGCAATGTTTGCAATCTTGATCTACGTGAATCAAGAATCTTCTCTATTTCTTTTCCTTTGTTTACGTCGTTTGACTCTACCCATCCAATGAGTTCTGTTTTTTTACCAGTAACTGGAGATATGTATTCTGATTCTGTTGACATAAATACAGAATCGCTTTCTATACAATAAAAAATATTTTCCATTTTAACATCTGCTGCGATGCCTTTAAAAATCATTTGTCCATTTACTTTTTCAATAGATAAAATGTTACATAGTTCATTTGCTGGTGAATCAACGATTGATAGTTCAACTAGTGCATAGTCTTTGATAAACCTTACTGATGCTCCTGTTGATTTATTTACTTCATTATCTGATTCAATAATCTTTCCGCCAATAGAAAATCCTGTTAGTGTTCCGTCTAAAACTTTTTCCCAAGTATCTTGGGCGCCCTTGGAAATGTATGCATCAACGTAAACACCGTTGTAAAATTCTTTTGTTGCAGGGTCATAAAAAGTTTCTGGTCTAAATGATGCCACCTTGCCAACTGCAAGTGGCTGATGCATTTCTCTTAGATTACCTCTAAAGCTTTCAAACGCTTTCATGCTAGCTTCTTGAGTAACGACATCACCAGTCTGATCCAGGTTATCTAATGTTGCGAATCCTGAGACTGTTCTTTTTTCTCTATTGACCTTCGTGAATGGAATTGATAAATTAATAGCATTTCCATTAGAAGACCAATGTGACTTTTCTATGATCATATGTTATATATTATAGAGATTGTTGTATCAAAAGGCAAATAACTAGTTGAGTAGGACTAGTTGACTTGTCTTCC